ATTTATAAACTTATAAACTTATAAACTTATAATTGTCCTTCCTTTATAATTACCATATTCTTAGTAAACATAAATGCATCTTTGTTAGTTCGTCTTCTTTTCAAATTGCATTCTAAACAAGCTATTAATAAATTACCGCTATTATGTCCTATATCATTATTAATTCTGTCAAGAGACCATTGTTTCATTTCTCTAACTCTTTCATACAAAATATAGACTTCTTGAGAACAATATTTACATTTCATTTTACACTCAAGTAACAGTTCAATTACTTCGTTAAATTTAACCAAGCTATCTTCGTTTAATCTTTTTTTTAATATATCTTGTTGCTTGTAACTACATATTTTTGTTTTTATGTGTGATGTTATTAATGCGGTATATTTATTCTTTTCTAATGTTTCATTCTTTATACATTCTAAAATATTCAATTGGATTTCTTGAGATAGTTGCTCTTCATTTAATCCCCATGTTTGGGTTTCTACTCTCATTTTTCTTTCTTTTTCGTAATTTATGTTTTTTGTATTCGTTTTTATATTTGTCTTTGTATTTTTACTTTTTTGTGTGTCTGCAATAATTATATGTTTTGTATTGCTGTTTTCGTTATTGGTATAATCCATCATTTCCTATAGCCTATACTAACAAAAAAAGACTTTATAATAAAACCAATATAAAAAGTATATGTAATATAACTGTTTTATTATATATAAAAAAAGTGAGTTAAAATCTATTTAACATATTATATTATAAATGAATAAAGAAACTCAAAACAGCGATTGTAACGAACTTAAAACATTAAAATATAAATCTATGATTTTAAATGGTATGCCTTGGCCTGAAAGTAAATCATCTACTGACTTAGCTAATTTAGATAAATTTCTTGAAAATGAAAAAATAAACAATGCCAGTGAACCTTGGAGTAAACTGGATAAAACAGCTAAAATTAAAAAATTATCCTTATTTGCCGATGTATATAAAACACAAAATAACTTATCTGACGAGGAATATAACCGGCTTATTTCTTTTTTTAGAGATTGTTTGGATAAAAAGAAATTACAGCGCGTGAAAGATGTAAGTTATAATAAAGATACTGGTGAAATTAAAGACATACCTGCATTATATTTTAATAAACCAACAAACCATTTTACATTAAAAAATGTCGATAAACGTGTTTCAACCGTAAGAGGGCTCGCTCCTAAGAAAAAACAGGGAACTGCTAAAAATCTTAAGGTAATCGATACTGATTCTGAAAACGACGATTAAATAAAATTGATTTCTGTATTGATATAGAAATAAAATATATAACAATATAGAAACACAAATGACCGAAAATACCGATTTATTAGATATAACAGAACAGATTATTCCAGAAGAAGACCCACGTTTCTTTAATGATGAAGAGTCGTTAGAAATATATCAAACTTGTATTCATCTAATGGAAGAATTTATTGCAGATAATCCAAAGATTATTTCAGAACCAGATTTTGACGAGATATTTGATGAAAATATTCAAGAATTAATGCACTCTCATTTTGATTTTGACATATTTTATACGGAAGAATCACAAGAAGAAATGGAAGAAATCATTGAACACGCTAAAACTGATTTCTTTAAAGATCATATACCACCTCGTTCTTATCCTGATACAATTATTTTAGAGGAACCTGACCACGAATATATTAAAGAACAATTGGATATTTTAAGAAATAAACCTCAGCCTACTCAACGAACAAAAGAATGGTACGAATTTCGCCATAATTTAATTACAGCTTCCAATGCCTACAAAGCATTTGAAAATCAAACAACCCAAAATCAGCTTATTTATGAAAAATGCCAACCATTAAATCAAGATTTATATGTAGACGGTGATGACCTTGAAGATAACGAAGATAATGAAGATTTAAAAGAAATAAAGGAAATAAAAGAGATTAAAGAAATAGTTATGGTAAACACTAACACTACTTTACATTGGGGGCAAAAATACGAACCATTATCCGTCAAATATTATGAACACGTATATGGCACGAAGATAGAGGATTTTGGATGTATTCAACACGAGACCTATTTGTTTCTAGGGGCCTCTCCAGATGGCATCAATGTAGACCCCGAAACTACCCGTTATGGTCGTATGTTGGAAATTAAAAATATAGTTAATCGTGAGATTGACGGCATCCCTAAAAAAGAATATTGGATACAAATGCAACTGCAAATGGAAGTCTGTGACCTAGATGAATGTGACTTTTTAGAAACGAAGTTTACTGAATATTCCGATGCAGCTGCTTACGAAAACGACACATCAGATGAAACTTATGAAGACGAGGATGATGTGGAATTTAATAACATTTGTTTATCAAAAGATAATAAAATGAAGGGCGAAATAATTTACTTTCATACAAAAGAAGGCAAACCATTTTATGTATATAAACCACTAGATATAATTCATCCTTTAGACATTATCGAATGGAGAGAAAAGGTTATTGATTGCTATACGCAAAATAATCCACAATTTTCATACACATTTATGAAGACACTTTATTGGAAATTACAGGAAGTTAGCTGTGTGTTAGTTTGTAGAAATCGTCAATGGTTTAAAGATAATATAAAGGATTTGGACCAACTGTGGTCAACCGTAGAAAAAGAACGCGTTAGCGGTTATGAACATCGTGCCCCTAATCGCAAACAAAAAAAGGAAAATGTTGTTGATTTAACTACAAAACCTAATGGTGGCTGTTTGTTGCAATTTAATAAAGATACTGGAAAAATTACTGTTGTTAAAAATGGATAAAAACTCATAAATGCAATTATTTCTTTGTCTTAGATTTCTTTGTTTTGTTCTTTTTTGTCTTATTCTTTTTTGTCTTATTCTTTTTTGTCTTATTCTTTGTCTTATTCCTTTTCACTTTATTTTTTATTTTACCGCCTTCTAAGTTGAGATTTTCAATTTGAATGTCTCTAGGAGAAGCCTCTATTTTTTGTATTTTACTTCTTATTGTTTGTAACTCATTTTCAACTGGTTGTATTTTTTCTAAGAATTCAGGCTTTAATTCCGTTCCTACTTTATTTATTGGAAATTTTGATTGATTAACTAGATTTGCATATTCTTTTTCTACATTAGTTAGAGAGTTATATAATTGCCCTAACAATCGTTGAACCTTTTCATCTTTGAACTCACAAATAATATGTTTTGTATATCCTGGCTCTTCCTTATTTACAATTCGTATTATTTTTGATTTTTCAGTTTCAATATCATATGCGTCTTGTAATACATTATCGAATGTGTCATCATTTCTAATACTTTCATCGCCTTTAAAACGTTTAACCATTGCTATGTTGGAATCCTCTGTAAAGCAATTGGAATAACGTCCTGATAATTTAGAGTTTATTACAAACCCAAATTTAGTGTACAAACATAAAGCATTTGTTTTTGTAAACCCACCGACTATTTCTAATAATCCTAAGTGTATAATCGGAGGACCAAAATACGGAATACTTAAATTTTCTGGTGCTCTTATTTCTTCTAATCTTTGATTATAATCCGTTTTTCTTGGATGGCTTAAAATAGTATATAAATATAATCCTACTAATATATTTCCACAACTATAACATTTTTTTGAACATATCAAATTTAACGCATATGCGTTAGAGAATTTATTACATTCTTTCCTTTGAACAATAACTAACGATATAATTATATTCCCTATTTCTCTAATATTAGGTTGAATACTGGTGTCAACAATAAATGCTATATCATAATCAATATTACTATCTGGTTTTTGAACGGTTCTTTCTAAAACTATTTCCAAATATCGGGGTATTATATCAGAACAAATATTTTCCTTTATTATAGCATTGCTTATTTCAATTGCTATTTGATAATACGATGTGTTTGGTCCATTAAAATATTCTAATATTTGGTCTAAATTCATTATTGTTTTGTTAGTTAGTTGTCCTGAAATATTAGCCAAATATAAGTCTAGAATTGTTTTTGTAAAAAAGTTGCTTTTAATTTTGGGTTTTACTAGGTCTGGCATTTGTATTTGCATCGACATTGTAGAAGCAGGTTTTGCCCAAGTTGTCTTTATTTTTTTTTTAACTGGGACTAATCTATTGGGATTATAATCATCATCAATTATTTCTTTATTCATAGGGTCAAATTCATCATCTGACATATTATCTATATATTATGAATATAAATAATAATTTAGTATAAAATATTCTCATTCGTCGGAATAGAATAATATAAGTCATTTTGTTCAGTTCTAGAATATCCAACACGTGCCCCTGGACCTTCTTCTGCCGGAGGTAATGGATAAATTTCGTTTGATTTATTTTTTATGTCGTGGTATAAAGCTCCGCAAAACTCTGATCTTGTGCACGTTCCTTCATCTGGATTTTTAACATAACGCAAGTTGTTAGTTACTTGTTTAAAAGATGGCAAAGAAAATATTGGATAATGCCACCATATTGTGCTAGCACTATCATCTGAAACCTCATTTTTGCCTATTAATGGAAAATCATTTAATATTGCTTTATCAACGGATACGGGATAAGTTCCTTCAGTTTTTCCAAAAGAGCTTGTCTTAAACCCTTCTGATTGTTTGATAAAAGGAGCTAAATATAATCCTAACGCTAATATTAATATTAAAAATATAATACTTCCTAGAAAAGTGTTTGACATTATATAATATACAATAATATAATTTGTTTTAGTTACTGTTGTATAATTAATCTTTTTAAAAATCAACTTAAAATTATACTAACATAACTTAGTATAAAATGGAAACTATTAGTATGCGCGTTACTAAAAGAGATGGAGAATTAGAAGAAATTGCGTTTGATAAAATTTTAAAACGAATTAAAAAATTGGGACAAGAAGCTAATATTCAAATTAATTATCAACAATTAGTAATGAAAGTCATTGATCAGTTATATGACACAATTTCCACGACTAAAATTGACGAATTGGCTGCTGAACAATGTGCATCTCTTTCTACCTTGAATCCAGATTATGGAACGCTTGCCGGACGCATTATTGTTTCGAATCATCAAAAAAATACAGTAGCTAACTTTTCAAATGTTATGAACGATTTATATAATTTTTCCGATATTCACGGAAATAATAACCCACTAGTCTCTCAAAATCTTTTTAATTTTGTGACTAAATTTTCTAAAGAATTAGACAATATGATTGTTCACGATAGAGATTATTTAATTGACTATTTTGGGTTCAAAACTTTGGAACGAGCATATTTATTTAAATTAGGAAATAAAATAGTTGAAAGGCCTCAACATATGTGGATGCGTGTTTCGGTTGGTATTCATGGTTATTTGAATAACGATAAATCTCTAGAATTAATCAAAGAAACATATGATTTAATGTCTCAGAAGTTTTTTACCCACGCAACTCCTACTCTTTTTAATGCAGGAACTCCAAGACCTCAAATGAGCTCGTGTTATCTATTAGCAATGGAAGATGACAGTATTGAAGGTATATTTAATACATTAAAAGATTGCGCTCATATTTCTAAATGGGCTGGTGGAATTGGATTACATGTTCATAATATTAGAACTAAAGGCACACATATTCAAGGCACCAATGGTAAATCTAATGGTCTAGTTCCAATGTTGCGTGTATTTAATAATACTGCTCGCTACGTTGACCAAGGAGGCAATAAGCGTAATGGTTCGTTTGCTATTTATTTGGAGCCGTGGCATCCTGACATTTTTGACTTTTTAGAAATGCGAAAAAATCACGGTGATGAAGAGTTAAAGGCACGTGACCTATTTTATGCTTTATGGGTCCCTGATTTGTTTATGGAAAGAGTTAAAGAAAAGAACGGTAAATGGTCTCTATTTTGTCCCCACGAATGTCCTGGACTAAGTGATGTGTATGGACAAAATTTTAAGTCTCTTTATGAAAAATATGAGCAAGAAGGTAAGGCCAGAAAAACTGTTAATGCTAGAGATTTATGGTTCGCAATTTTAGATGCACAGATGGAAACTGGTACTCCCTATTTACTTTACAAAGACGCCGCAAACCAAAAATCAAATCAGAAAAATCTTGGTACTATAAAGAGTTCAAATTTATGCGTTGCTCCTGAGACACTTATATTAACTGATAAAGGGCATATTGAAATTCATAGTTTAGAAGGACAAAATGTAAATGTATGGAATGGAGAAGAATTTTCTAAAGTAGATATTGTTAAAACTGGTGTTGACCA